CCCGCTGGCGCGGCGGCCTTACTACGCGTGCAGCTATGACCCCGTGCCGGGGCGGGTGTGGGGGCGCAGCCTGTACGCGGCGATGCGCGACTGCCAGCTCATGTGCAACGCGGCGGCGCGGGCGCTGGACATCAACATGGGCATCAGCTCCGGGCCGCAGGTCGGGGTGGACGTGGACCGCATGCCGGCGGGGGAGTCCATCACCGAGATGTACCCGTGGAAAATCTGGCAGTTCGGCAGCAGTGCGTCGGGGTCCACGTTGCCCCCGCTGACGTTCTTCCAGCCGGACAGCCACGCCAACGAGCTGATGCTGGTGTACGAGAAGTTCAGCGTGCTGGCCGACGAGTACACGGGCATCCCGCGCTACATGACCGGCTCGCCGGACGTGGGCGGGGCAGGGCGCACGGCGTCGGGCATGTCCATGATGATCGGCAACGCCAGCAAGACCGTCAAGAACCTGGTGGCCAACGTGGACAGGTGCGTGTTCACCCCGCTGCTGACCGACCTGCACACCTACATCATGCGGTTCGTGGACGACCCCAGCATCAAGGGCGACGTGAACGTGGTGGCGCGCGGGGCGCAGTCCATGGCGGTCAAGGAGGCAGCGCAGGTTCGGCGCAACGAGTTCCTGGCGGCAACGGCCAACCCCATCGACATGCAGATTGTGGGCGTCGAGGGCCGCGCGGCGCTGCTGCGCGAGACAGCCAAGACACTGGACATCGACCCCGACACGGTGGTGCCGCCGATATCCGACATACGGCTGCGCCTGGCGCAGGCGCAGCAAGCTCAGATGCAGGCCATGGCCGCGCAGGGGCAGCAGGGGCAGCAGGGGCAGCAGGGGCAGCAGCCTGCGCCCCCCGGAAAGCCGGACCAGACGCAGCTTGTCAACGGTGCGCCGGTGACACAGAACTTCGATCAGCGTGCAACAGGCTAACATGTTAGCTTGATTTGTGCACGAGTTAGTGTATGATGTAACATCATGTTGACGCCTTCTCAAGTGCAGATGTTCACCCGGCTTGGCCGGGGGGAACCGCAGCTATGTCAGTGGCTGCGCGCAGAGCTTGACAGGGCGCACGAGGTATTGGCGAGGATGGCAGACGAGACCCAGCTTCGCGTGGCGCAAGGCCGCGCACAGATGCTGCTGGAGATGCTCGGCCACTTGCAGAAATTCGGGGCCGCCGGCCCTGTGTAACCCGCCTGAGAGGCGTAAGGCCCAGGAGAACTTGAATGGAAAAAAAGCTACCTAAACCGCTACAGGATCAAGCCGATGCCGTCGAGGCGCTGTACAAAAGCACGCCGACCGACGCCACCGCCGCACCTGCTCCCGACGCGGACCCAACACCTGTGCAGGAAGGCGCGCCCGCCTCGGCTCCCCAAGAGCCGCAGCCGGTCCCCACGCCGCCAGCGACGCAGCAACCGGATACGGTTGCCGTGCCAGCACCCGTGCCGCAGCCTGTTGTTCAGCAAGAACCGCAGGCCAAGCCGCCGGAGCCGGCCAAGGATATTTGGGAGCAGCGTTTCCGCACGCTGCAAGGTATGCATAACCAGAACATGGCCGACATGAAGCGTCGGCTGGGGCAGGCCACTGCGGAGAACAACGCGCTCAAGGAGCGCATCGCCGCGATGGAGGCTGCGCCGGCCAAGCTTGATGTGGACCCCAAGCTGGTTGAAACGTATGGCAGTGAGATGGTGGACATGGTGAAAGCCATTGTCCAGTCGCAACAGGGGCGTGCCCCCGTTGCCGCCCCGAGGAACGAGGCGCTCGACGCCCAGGTAGCCACCGTGGCGCAAGAGTCGGCCAAGACGGCCGACGAAGTGTTTCTGTGGCGCGTGGGCCAGTTGGTTCCCGACCTCGAAGCGGTCAACGCGGACCAGGGTTTCCTGGACTGGCTGGCCTTGCCGGACCCCATTTATGGGGCGCCACGGCAGGCCGCGCTGGACTCGGCGGCCCAGGCACGCGATGTGAACCGCACGGCGGCCATCTTCGACGCTTACAAGCGGTCGGTGCAACCCACCGCCGCGGTGGCGCCGGCACCTGCCAAACCTTCAGCCCAGCTTGAAAAACAAGCAGCTCCACGAGCGGGGGTTCAGTCCCAGGCTCCGGTACAGCAGCCAGCCACGGCGCAGAAGGTGACTTCCGCCGCGGTGCTCAAGTTTTATGAGGACTTGCGCAAGGGTGTGTACAAGGGTCGGGAGGCAGAAGCCGCGCGCATGGAGCAGGAATTTGACCGCGCGCTGGCCGAGGGCCGCATATCTCCGTGATCTGACCACGGCGGCGCGCCTGATTCGGAGTTTCGATCATGACCCAAATCGTCCCTGGCGTAACTTACCCGGTTAAATCCGGCTCGCCGCACGCCACGACGCCGGCGTATTCCGGCACCTTCATCCCGACCATCTGGTCGGCCAAGCTGAACGCCAAGTTCTACCCGACCTCGACGTTCGCCAGCGTCAGCAACACCGACTGGCAGGGCGAGATCAAGGGTGGCGGCGCGGACAAGGTCATCATCCGCACGCGACCCGACATCGTGACGCGCAAGTACGTGGTCGGCGAGGGGCTGACCTATGACGTAGCCAACCCCGATACGCAGGAACTGCTGATCGACAAGGGGCGCTCGTTTTCGTTCCAGGTCAGTGACGTGCTGGAGTACCAGTCCGACATGAAACTGATGAGCACCTTCACGGACGACGCCGCCGAGCAGATGCGCATCGCCATCGACTCCAACTGCTGGTACCGCACCTTCTCGGATGCGGCCGCGGCCAACAAGGGGCCGAAGGCTGGCCGGCGTTCCGGGGGCTACAACCTGGGCACGGACGCCGCGCCGATTGCGCTGACGCCCACCAACGTGCTGGAAAAAATCCTGGCGCTGGCCTCCGTGCTGGACGAGCAGGATGTTCCGGCGGAAGGCCGCTACCTGGTGCTGTCGCCGCAAGACCGCATGCTGCTGCTCCAGTCTCCGCTGGCGCAGGCGTATGTCACGGGCGATGCCAAGTCGCCGCTGCGCAACGGCCTGATCGGCATGATCGACCGCTTCCAGATTTACGTGACCAACCTGCTGCCCCGCGCGACCGGAGCGGCCTGGGTGTCCGGCAACGGCGAGGAGAACGACATCACCTCCGCCGGCGGCGTGGCGCGGCGCGTCATCATCGCCGGGCACAACGCGGCGCTGACGTTCGCCAGCCAGTTCACCAAGACCGAGACGCTGCCCAACCCGAACGACTTCGGTCAGTTGGTCCGCGGCGTCAACGTGTACGGCATGAAGACCGTGCACCCGCAGTCGCTGGCGACGCTGGTGGTGGCGTAACGAGCTAACGTGTTAGACTGTACTCGGCTACGTGTTAGCCGAGGACATAACAATGCAACAACTCGACGTTTTTCTGTCGCGCCTGAACCCCTGGGTTCCGGGTTGCCCGGAGCCTGTCGCAAGGCAGGCTCTGGTTGACTCCGCCATTGCGTTTTGCGAAGACACCAACGTCGTGCGCTACCTATCCGACTGCGGCCCGCTGCGTGCGGGGCAGTCGGCCTACGACATTGATTTGCCGCCGGACACCAACATGGCGCGCGTGCTGCGCGCATGGGTGAACGATGAGCCTATCCCCATGGCCGCGCACCTGATGATCAACGACCGTGCGGCCTACGATGGCTCGCACCCAGGCCGCCCCCGGTGGGCCGTCTCGGTGGAGCGCGACACGATCAACCTTACCCCCGCTCCGCGCCAGGAGGATGCAGGCAAACACCTGCGCCTGCTGGTGGCGACGCGCCCCACCATGGACGCCAGGCAGGTAGACGATGCGCTGTTCCATGAATGGGCCGAGCCGGTGGTCATGGGGGCGGTGCACCGCCTGACGATGGCGCCGGGCACGAGCTACACCAGCGCCGACCTGGCGGTGGTGGCCGCGGCCAAGTACGCGCAGGGCGCCAGCCGCGCGCGCGTGGAGCGCAATCACGGACGCGGCGTGACCAACAGCCGCGTGCAGGCCCGGACGTTTCGAGGTGGGGCATGAAGGCACAAGCCAGCGACATCATCGCCAAGGCGCAGCACTCGCTGCAAGACCTTGAAGGCACGCGGTGGCCCGCGGACGAGCTGGTGCGCTACCTGAACGAGGCGCAGCGCGTGCTTCTGCTGGCCCGCCCGCAGGAGAACGCTGTCAGCGTGACGTTCGGCCCTGTGGTGGGCGCGCGTCAGGCGTTGCCCGACGATGCCATGGTGCCGCTGGAAGTGCGGTGCAACACGGACGGCAGGATGCGCGCCTTGACGCGCGTGGACCGCTACGTGCTGGAGTCCGTGGCGCGGGACTGGGCCAGCGAGACGCCCAGGGACGTGGTGGTGCACTACATGTTCTCGCCGCTGGAGCCGCGCGTGTTCTACCTCTACCCGCCGCCGAGCGAGCTGTGCCGGGTGGAGCTGACGTACTGCCGCTACCCGGACGACGTTCCCGTGCCGAGCGCGCCGACGGCGGATGCCGTGACGGGCGAGACGACGCTGGACAAGAAGTGGGAAGCGCCGCTGCTGGCCTACGTGTTGTACCGGGCGTGGTTGAAGGACGCCGAGGCTGCGGGCAACGCCCAGCTTGCCGCGGGGTATATGGCGGCCTTTACCGCCGTGGTGAACCCGCCGCAGGCGGGGNGATTTTTTGAAAGGAAACTGTCATGCCAAAGTCAACAGCCATCTGTACCGACATTCTGGAGCTGCTGCTCAACGCAACGCCCATCACCAGCCTGGCGCTCAACGCCACGGCCACGCCGGCGGCGACGCTGTATGTGGCGCTGCATACCGCGGACCCCGGCGCCGGCGGCACGCAGGCCACCAACGAGGTGGCCTATACGGGCTATGCGCGCGCCAGTGTCGCGCGCAACCCGACGACCAAGGCGTGGACGATCACGAACGGCTCGGCCAAGCCGGTGAGCCCGATCACGTTCCCGAAGAACACGGGCACGACGACCGTGACACCCACGCACGCGAGCATCGGGCTGGCATCTACCGGCACAAGTAAGTTCTTGTACAGCGGCGCGATCACGAACCGCGCCATCGCGCCGGGCGATTCGCTGATCGTCGAGGCCATCAGCGAGATCAAAGAGACCTGATCGGCATGTACGTCGAGCTGGCCACGCATGAGCTGGCGGCCGTGGAGCTGGCCCTGGGGGCCAACCCGGTCGCGGTGTGGGCCGCGCTGGGCGCGGGGTCGGCCACGTTGGCCGTCACCCTGGGCCACAACGCGGCGTGGCAGGCGGACGGAACGGGTGCGGCGCAGTTCACGGCGGGCGTCGAGCATGGCGTGACATGGAGCGCGGCGGGGGCGGGCGAGGCCCTGTTCACACCCACGCTGGGGCACAACGCCACGTGGGGCGCGCAGGGTGATGGCACGGCGACATTTCAGGCGAGCGCGGACCACTATGTGGCGTGGGGGGCCGACGGTGACAGCGCGGCGTCTTTCGCGGCGAGCCTGGATCGCTACGTGGTGTGGGGGCCTGCCGGCTCCGGGGNNGCGGACTTCGCCGCCCTGCTCGCGCATAACG